TATCCCTATCATGTATCGAAAAGCATAGTTCATCATGAACCGTGAGCATTGGAACATGGCCTTCAGCCACACAATCCAGCATGGCTTGCTTGGTCTGATCCGCACTTGATGCCTGAATTAGACGGTTGAGCGCCTTATAGGTGAATGCCACCTGATATAGAGCGGGGTTAAAAGTTTTCCAGTTTTTCTCCCTAGACGCTACGGGAGTGTTTAGGGTGTCTTCCCATCTGGCTTCAAGGGCATCTACGTGCATGGATTTCTTCATGTCCTTTGAATACCCTTTAAGCTCTCTCATTGGGAATCGGCACTTGCGGCCCAACATGGTTCGCAGTTCTGCTTTGTCTTCCGCTGCTCTCATTACCCGTGAGGCCAGATCCCGTATGAAAGGAACCTTCTCGTTGTACTCGTCCCGAATGGCCTTGGCTTCTTCAAAAGAAATGTTCCCTAGCACGGACGAGAGCTTCCCCACTCCCATACCGTACATGAGCCCCAAATTAATTGTCTTGGCTTGAGAACGCTCCACGCCGGCAATGTCTGCCATGATCTGATGGAAATCTACGTCCTCGTCATGGTATGCCTTGACGATCTCAATAACCTTTTCGTCACTGGAAATAGGGGGCGTAAGAGACGCATAGTGCATCAGCCATCTGGGCTCTTGGGAACTGTAGTCAAAGCTCCCCCATCTGGTTCCTTCTTCGGGAAGAAAAAGTCCACGAATAAGTCCTTTAATTTGTGGGTGTCGAGAGGGAACTTGCTGCAAATTAGGATGGCTGGACGAAAAGCGGCCTGACACTGTCCCACCTCCATCTGACCGCAACTGGTTAAACTGACAGTGAATGCGGCCATTATGCTGATGGCTAAGAATCGTATCAACAAACGTTGTATTCGCTTTGTTGTATTCACGTATTTCCAGAATGCTCTTAGCTATAGGGTGTCCATGCTCCGATAGGAACTTCTTCGTAAAGCTTGGCCCTTTGGATATAGCCGTTTCCGCATAGGATAATTTAAAGTGATCAAAGATCTTAGCCAAGCTTTTAGCGTTCCACGGTTCAATGTCCACGTTTGTCTCATCGAGGATCTTCTTGCGAAGCTCATCTTCCTTGCCCTGAAGCATCTTCTTGGTTTCTTGTGCCTTCTCAAGATCAACCCTGACCCCACGCTTACGCATCTCAAAGATAATGGGAATGAGATCCAGTTCCATGTTCAGGATGTCCTGGCAATTTTCCTTCATAAGGTTTTTATGCAGAACATCCCACAGGTCAAACGTAAGCCGAGCATCTGTCTCCGCATACAAGGCAACTCGTGCCGGCGGAAGCTTCCACATCTCCTTCTTGGCATCAACGCCATGCTGCGCTGCCGTTCTCCGAAGTTCGTCTTCCTGTTTCCTTTTCCCGAGATATGTTTTCCCTAGCGCATCCAGACTGTAGCTAAAACGATTCTCGTCCAGCAGCGGAGCCGCAATCATGCTGTCTAGAACTCTTCCCTTTATCTCAATGCCTTCCGTCATCAGCCAGCCAAGATCGTACTGCGCGTTGTGGAACACAACATCCATGCCGTGCTTCAACTGATCTTTCAGCCACTTGGTAACATTGTGTTTCGACATGTTTCCAAAGCTATCATGGGCAATCGGCAGGTAGGCTTGCCAGTTTTCCGTGGCCACAGCTATCCCTATCAGATACCCATCGTCTCTGGACCAGCCTGGACCCTTGGTCAAAAGGTTTGGGTCCTTGGTTTCTACGTCCAGACAGATAAGCTTCTCTGAAGAGAGATCAGGCAATACGTCTGGGGGTGTCCAGATGGTTTCATCAAAAAGGTCTTCGTCCATTATTTTTTATCTCCACAAAGCGCCGCCCATATAGCGGTATAAGAAGTTGCATCCACACCATCATCCTTGTTAAAGGCTCCGTTCTCATGTCTGGCAACTTTCAGCAGCACCATTATAAATGCCGCCTGTTCAGGGGTCACGGGATGACCGAGATACCAGCTCATGCCTTCGGCAAATCTCTTGTGCAAACTTCTGTAGTCTCCGTGCTGAGACGCACGTTTGCCCGTTACCAGTTTCAGGCATTTTTTTAATATCGTTCCAGGTTTCATATTGAATAATACTTATCGGTTGAGGGTTCCATAATGTGAAGAGCCTTCTTGGCTCTGGTTACAGCCACGTAAAACACACGGTGTTCTGTGGAAGGGTTTTTTTGGTATTCTCGATCCGCTGCATAGGACAGGTCAGGGATGACCAGTATGTTATCGGCCTCTCCCCCCTTCATAGAGTGGATCGTGCTGACCTTGATCCTTGGATGCTTGACGTTGTCACCGCGTCTAAGCGCATTCAGAAGGTAGTGCTGCATGTCACGGCTTATCTTGTCCAGACTCCGGTGCCATCTGGTCTCCCCATCGTAAAGCAATCCTAGATTGGATCTGGCGAAGTCCATGTTAATCAGTATCTCAGTATCTAGATTCAAGAGCCCTTTCGACCTAGGGCCAAAGCCTTTGGCATATCCATCATCGGCCTTCATGAAAGAGTACATGTTTCTTAGTTCGGCCGCGTCCAGAGATTTCCCTTTGGACAAGGCTTCCCAACTCAAGATGGCCTCATACATTTTAGGTGGAACACTGGGATGTCCGTTTCGGCTATAGACCCAGCCTTCATCTCTCAAGGTGTCAGCATATTGCGATGCAATACGATTGGTTCTAGCCATAATGCACCACTCGCCCTCTTCCAAGGGAACATCCCACAGGCTTTGGTGTTGCTGAACTATTCCCTCTTCCGGCCTCGCTTTCCATTCCTTGGGCGCCCGTCCCTCAATACGAGAAACTATGCTCTGCGCTACATGCCACACGCTGTTTGGAATCCTGTAAGACTGATTCAAAACTTCCCGTTCTTGGGTGGCGCTCAGAAAGGCCGGAACATCCGCACCTTGGAATCCCATGATGGCTTGGTCATCGTCCCCCGCAAAGATTTGAATGTCTGGAGTTTCCCTGAGAATGTCTACCATCTGCCACTGGAGCGTCGATAGATCCTGTGCCTCGTCCACGAACAAGGCATCCACATCCAGAGAATGACCGCGTTCAATAAAGTCTTCGATCATATCGGTGAAATCAATTTTGTTGGTGGATCTCTTGTAGTCCTCGTATGTTTCCACCAACCGGCGTAGTTCCATGAAATTAAGATTGTAGTTAGCAGCCTGCCTGAACATCTCTTCCCACGGTATGCGCTTGCTCCGTGCTAAATGATAGATGTTCATGTAGTAATCGCCTTGGCTAACACCCAACGTGTCAAAGTCGCTTTCAAGCAAGCTCTTGGTGTCTCTGCCAAAATTTAAACCTATGGCCTCTCCGATTATGCGGAAGTCATCGCCCCTCATCACTTCCGATACCTTGTATCCCCCTTCCCTAAAGGCAATCGCATGTAGCGTCTGAAAGTGCGGCAAACGATTTTCCTCAAGGCCGCAGTCATGGCAAACTCGTTCACGGCTCTCTCTGGCGGCCTGTCGAGTAAAGGAAACACAGGCGATACGCTCTGGCTCTATGCCTTGGTTGATGTACTCTTTAACCAAGTTGGAGTTGTTCTGGGTTTTGCCACAGCCTGGTGGACCCAAGTATGTTTTCTGTATCTTCATTAGCGGCACCATATCTCATATTCGCATCTATCAGCATGAGGTGTGTCCCAGATTGCTACAGCCAACGCTCGATCAGGTGTGCCCCCCTTCCCCAAATAATCTTCACGCCAATCCAGATTTGCCCAGCGTGTCGGTCGATGTCTTAACCATTGCCCCAAACCTTTCTTACATGCCCATAATCTCTCAGGACAAACCAACGCCATACGATGCACACCGATAGCAAACGCATGGTCAATAAAATCTCGAATACAATGAAAAGGAGGGTTGGTAATTAGATCAGGGTGTTGTGCTTCTCGCCACTCAAAAAAATTATGTCCCGTTGCAATATCATGCCGCACTGTCTCAGCAACGGAACAGCCGTCTGTATCAATCGCATCAGCAAACCGCCCATCACCAGCACACGGTTCCCAACATCTCACCGAGCGCCAATCCAGGTTCCGCAGCACAGTCCCGATAATGCTATGCGGTGTCGGATAATTATCGTTCTTGTTTCTCATATCACTTCACCTTGGTTGAAGCTTCAAAACGGCACATCCATATCTTTTTCTTTTTGGAAATCTGGTGCTTCCAGTTCCACATCAAGTTCTTCCATCTCTGGAACGAACCAAACACGAACCTCTCTCCACGCGCCTTTGTTGTCTTTCAAACGATAACGCTTATCGGCCACCTGTCCGTTGTTCAGTTCTTTCAACCGTTCCGTAATCTGGCCACGGGAGTAATTGGTGAACCCTTTCCGGCGCAAAAATTCCTGTAAGGCTCCCAATTTGAAATGTGTGTGACCGTCTGATGTCCACGGCTTACCTGTCAGCAACTCTTCTTCGCTCTGTGCTTTAATGCGTGAGGTACAGAACATCTCCAAGAGT